AAGGATGTAGGTAATATCGAACGGAGTAGTAGACACGCCGCCCGACAAAGTGAGATTCAGCCAGTTCAGCCCTGCGGTCAACTCTGACGCATCGATTTCAATTACCGCCATGAGGTTGGCAGTCGCCGAGTTATCGAAGGTAAGCTCCGTAGTGGAGTTGAGAACGCGCGGGCCGAGTACGTCGGTAGAGGCCGTGGTTTCCTGATAGTAGCTAAACGGGATGACAGCCGCATCAGTCGCTGATGCGTCAGATGAGTTGTATGCCGTAACGGTTATGTCCGCTCCATTAGCCGCTCCGGTTTTGATTATGGCCGTGAAGTGGGAATACCCCTCCATGTTCACGGCGTCCATGGTCGTCAGTCCGCTCACCGCGATAGGGTAAAGCCCGGCTACGACGTGTCCCTCTTCGGCGACGTTGAATCCTTTCATGTCTTGCTCCTTACGCCCGCACCGCAAGCGCGATGAACGGCGATACTTTTTTGGAAGTCGCGGCGTCCTTGAACGGAGTCACGGAAGCTTTCCAGGTCGGCTGACCGTTGACCCGCATGGTGAACCTGTACGCCATTTCATCCGTCAGGAAGTTGACGTGCATCGAAGATGCGGCCTGCACCCCGGCTTTGTCGATGATCATGTACTGGCCGAAGTCGCCTAGGTAGATGTCCCCAGCGGTTCCGAGGGTCTGCGCCTGTTCGACAAAATCGATGGGCACGCCGAGCAGTGTCCCGTTCGGAGTCCCGGCGAGGGAGTTCCCGGGAATGAAGAGCGGGTAACCTGCGGTTCCGACCTTGATCGCGAGCGCCATGATCTGGGGAATGCAACTGCGGTTCATGGCCCAGCCCGTAGTGCTGTAATCGGCTCCGGAGTACAACTGCGCATACATGTTGACGATGTTTTCAAAGGTGATCGTCTTGGCGGTCTGCCCGGTTTCCTTGGCAACCTGCACGGTGCAAGGCGCATTCAAAAGTCCGAGGGGCTGGCCCGCGCCGGTTCCGTTAAAAAGCGCGTCGAGAAGCTTGAACCTCATTTCCTTGTTGAACTCGCTGATTACCAAGGCTTCGAGGCCGGTCGCGTCCTGCAAAAGTTCATTGGTGACGTAAGCGAGAGCGAACAGCTTTTCAAGGTTCATGGTCGCTTCGCCGATTTTCGGCTTGCTGGCCGTGGTGGCGGACGCTTCGTTTTTCCAGTAGGCAAGGACCGCACCGGACCTAGAGCCGTCAGCGCGGGAGGTTTCATCGATGTAGTTGTACTTGATCCCATCAAACGGACCGGAAATCGGCACGCGCTTGCACAAGCCAAGAATGCGGCTAGAATCCCATACGCGGGTAGCCAACATTCCGCCGTCTTGCTTGTCTACGAGAAACCCGCCATCGGAGGGAACCGCTTCGCTCATGCCAGAAGGAGCTCGGGTTTCGAGGATGGACCGGGACTCCGCGCGGGACATGAGATACCCGCCGCGTTCATCACGACTGTATCCGCAAGCCGCCGCTACCGCCTGCAAGCGCTGGCCAAAGGTGTATTTCCGTTCCGTTTCGATTTCCCCGCCGCGCGCTTCGGGAGTGGCGGAACGGCTGAACTCGGCTTCGGCTTTGTCGGCGCGCTCTTCATCGGCGAGCCGAGTCTGTGCGTCGGTCATCTTGCCGAGGTACGTCCGCAAAGTAACGTCGTCGCCGGGTTCCGGTTTTTCCTTGGACCGCAGGGTCTGGATGGATTCCAGCAGTCCCTTGATCTCAAGCTTGAGATTGTCTACACGTATGCTCATGTGTTGCTCCTGTCTTTTCCCTGTTCCAGCGGGATTCCTGCCATCAAGCAATCTGCGTCCATACAAGCGCGTTTCCAGTCAACTGTCATCAAGACGGGCACGACTTCGGGCTCTGCTTCCGCGGCGGGAGCGATCAGCGTAAGTATGTACTGGCCAACCTTGGCCTTATCAGCTTCGGACAGCTTTTCAGCTCCCGGATAATCACGTAAGTTAACCGACGTTTGCGGATACGCCGGGAATGACACTATGCTGATTTCGATCAGCCGAACCTCTAGGACATCGCGCTTGAGGACCGGCTTGTCAAGGTCACTCCACTCGTCCCTAAGCACGTTAAACCCGAACGACATCTCCCGAACGTCCCCGCGTTCCATAAGAACCTGCAGGTCGCGTGCATAGGTTGTATCAGGGAGAGTCGCGTCAAATCGCAGTCCCTTGGCATCCTCTTCAAGCATTAGCGTCCCGGCAGACCGGCGACCAAGCACGTATTGGGAGTTATGATCCCACAAAAGCCGAGGGTCCGAGCGCTTTTCCTTCAAAGTCTCGGTAAAGGCTCCCGGTTTGATCCGCTCCACAAAACCACCAAGATTTTCAGACGGCTTGTCGAATACTGAAGCGTAGCCTGAAACTCGAATGGCCCCATCAGCTTCGGTTTTCATATCTCGTATTTCAAACGTCAAATCTTCACGTTTTGATCTATCAAGTTCACGATTCAACATCTTCGCCCCCTTCCGGCTCATTGTCCGGCTTGTCCCCGTCTTTTGGGGCTTCATCTTTTGTGTTGTCCTTGTTTGCGGCAAGGTTTGGCTGGCCCCAGTATTCCTTGCCCTTGTCCCCGCCTATCGGGTTCATGTTTTCACGGGCTCGCCACTCGTCGGCATTCAGTACGCCATCAAGGCGCTCGATATGGGATACTTGAGCCCGCGTCTTGCTATCGCCTCGGAGAAGCCCGTCCACGTTAAACTCGCAGAATCTATTGGTTTCGCGGCCGTTCGGATCGGCGAATAGTTTGTTGTTAAGCTCCTGCTCCCATGCGACGTAGCGCGGAAGCATGGTTCCCTGAACCATCTCAATTGCGATTTGCTCAACGTTGCGTAGCCCGGAAGCGTCCGCCATCTTGAGCATACGCAACGGCAGGTTGAACCATCGCGCGATCTCCACGTCCTGGAATTCGCGCGTCCCGAGGAATTGCGCTTCCTCGGGAGAAAAGTCGATTTTGTTCCACGTCATCCCATCTTCGAGAATAAGAGGTTTGTGCGCGTTCTCCGGCTTGGCTTTTTCGGCAAATGATTCTTTCAGGTTTTTGAAACCCTGCTCTGACAATTTATTCGGGTATGAAATCACGCCGCCCGCATTCAGTCCTTGCGAAAAGAATCGCTGCCCGAATGCCTCGGCTTCGCGCGCGAGGTACAACGACTTTGAAGCATTCTTGATTACGCCCTCGCCGGTTATGCCGTCAGATGTCAGGCTTGGAATGTGTATTATATCTTCGTCCCGGTATATGGTTTCGATATAGCTCTTGTTCTTGTATGCCCACTCAAGACGCCTGCCATTGTCCGCAAGCCGTGGGGTCATGTGCTTGGCGTCCAATAGCCAAAGCCACATGGGCCTGCCCAATATGTCGCGCTCGATACGGGAAAACCCAGCACCGTAAAAAAGAGCGTGAAGCTCCATGGACACGCGCCATGAAAACGATGTCATAAGTGGATTGGGCTTGTCATGGAGGAGGGAGTAGATGGGAGAACCCTTGAACTTTTCCTTGTTGCCGTTACTGTCGCGGTAGTACGTTATCAATGGGAGCATGGCAATGTAGTTTGTGCGGATGGTAGCGGCGTTGAATACAGTGGCGAGGTTCATTGCGGCAGTGTCGGAACAGAATGGCAGACCGATGCCTAGACCACCGTTGGCCTGCGCATCGAGTCGGGCGTCAAACTCCGCTAGAGTTTCCGTCCGTTTTTCAAGGCCGAAAAACCTCGCCACTAAACCCAATTGGCCCCCTACGTCATCACGACGTTGGTATATACACTACATAATATATATTATTCTTGTTTTGTCAAGGCCTAAAGCATCAATAATCCGCGATCCTCGTATGCGCTTGTCGTTTCGGTCGCCTGCACCGCCCGCCAGAATCCCATGACCGACGCAACCACACCGTCAACGTGCTTGCCTGTCTTGCCACGCTCGGGCTTGACGATCTTGATATTGCCAGCAGGATCGGACACGGTTTCGGTGCAAGCTATCATCCAATTCATGACCGGATTTCCACCAGTGGCAAGGTCAGAACCCAAGACTTTCCGCTCAAACTCCTTGCACGCCGGGGACATCGAAAGGAAGCCCTGTCTGAACTCCACGCAGTTTATACCTTCGGACATCAAGTCAGTGACAAGCCCCGTTGAATTGTACGGGTCAAAGTTTAGCTCCTCAAGGCTATATTTTTTGGCGTCCTCAAGTATCTGGTGCTTGATAAAGTCATAATCTATGACGTTGCCCGGTGTTGCGGTTATAAGCCCGTTACGAATCCAAACGGAATAGTTGACCTTTTCCCTTAGCTCCCGCTCACGCATGTTGTCCTGGGGCAGGAAAAAACGGTACAGAAATTGGTATTTGTCGCCCTTCGCTTCAGGAGGGAAGCAAAGAACCCATGCGGAAAGGTCGGTAGTCGTCGAAAGGTCCAAGCCGCCCCAGCATTTGCGCCCAGCCAACCCGTCAGCGTCAACCGGCCCATTGTTCTTGGCCCATACGTCCTGCGTAATCCATCGCGTTTGCGCCTCGGTCCAAATATTGAGGTGCTTGGTCTTGAAGTTGTTCTGCTTGCTTGGGATTGAAAAGGCTTCTTTAAAATCATCTCGCATATTTTCTATTTTTTTTGAAACGCCAAGATTTGGGTTAGCCTTAATCCAGTTTTTTTCATCCGTCCAGTCATCTCCGTCGTCCAATGTGTATATTATTCCAAAAACCGTATCGTCAATTTCCGACCCTTCTAATATTCTTTTTATTCTTTGCTCCATTTCAAAACATGGATAGTCTTTTTCAAATCCCGCAGTAGTTATAACAAACATAATAGGTTGACGACGAGCACCCATTCCTGTTTTTAAAACATCATACATCCCAGAATCAGGGTGAGCGTGGTACTCGTCAATAAGAGCGGCATGGACGTTTAGACCGTCTGAAGTGTTTGAGTCTTGTCCAAGCGGTACGTATTTTTGAGCATTAGCTTCAATTGTAAGCGTGTTTTTGAATACATTTATTATTCCGCGAAGGCTTTGCGAAGCCTTAACCATGCGGGTGCTTTCGGAATGTATAATGCAAGCCTGATCATATTTAGTGGCCGCCGTGTATACTTCGGCTCCCGGTTCGTCATCGAAACCAAATAAATATAATCCAGTAGAAGCTAAATCGGTTGATTTACCGCCTTTTCTGGCTTGCGTGTCGTATACAGTTCTAAATCTTCGCGTCCCCGCTTTGTTTTTCCAACCAAATACATTCCATTGCACAAACTGCTGATGAGGCTCAGGTTTAAATATTTGCCCTGCCCATTCGCCTTTTGAATGCTTGCAAAAGCTATAAAAATCTAGCCGGTGTTGCGCCGCTTCCCGATCAAACCAAAGCCCGCGCTCTGCCCCATGTTCAAGGTCGTCAAAATAGCGCTGGCACGCAAGTTTCACCCACTTGCAACTTACGATCTTGCCATCAAGTATGTCGCGTGCGTACTGTTCAGCCGGGTGCAACTCCATCGGTTCCTTTCGTCATCACGACGATAGAAAAAAGGGCTGGCAATGGCACTAATGCCAAACGGCGGGAGGTAACGCCGCGCCAGCCCATAATCACTTGGCTACCTTCTCCCGTTTTAAAAACAGTTCAAACTCGCTTTCCTCTTTCGGCTTTTCAACCGAGATTGACCCGCGAGAACTTGGCGACATCCCGAAGTGATCCAGTTGGCGGGTAAGCGCTGAAAGGTATTGCAGTTCCAGCGGTTCGATCTTGGCTACCGTGCTGATTATCTTGCACAATGTTTCGGCGTCAATCTCGTATTCGTCTTTGCTTATGCGATCAACTATCGCGTCGAGCTGGACGCGCCGTTCCGAAAGCTCCTTGTACTTTTTCCACGTGCGCCACAAGGCATCCCATGCTATGGCGTCTGACGCTTGTAGTATGCCCATCTTGGCAAGCATCGCGCTGTAATGGTCCCATGTCTTCTTGATATCAATAAGGTCATCAGGACAACGATGTTTTTTCGGCTCGCTTGAGGCAGTGTTTGGTATGGCACGCTTTCCGGGATTGCCTCGAAGCTTTTTAAGCTCGGCTGACTGCGGTTGTGGCCCACGCTTACCCATATAGTTTTACCTTTAAATCATGGAAACACAACCGGACTCCAATACACCACCAATAAAATAGATTAAACTTTAATACGACAACTCCACTACGCTTCCCATCGTCGATAACAACCATGCCGAAAGGAGCTTTAAGTCTTCCGCTGCGCTTACCCATGGCTAACCTTCATGGACTTTATGTTCGCCTTAACTCGACTGTCATACAACACAGCTTCCATTGATCCTGCGGCATCACATGTAACTTTCAGGGCTCGAATCCCAGGAATTGCCTTCCCGGTCTTGCCGTCAAGTATCTTGGTGTTGTACCCGCTCCCATCGGACATTATGCATATTCCGTCAAACGGCTGGTATCCTATTTCTGCTTTCGGTGCCCAGTAGCCGCCAAGATGTTCAAGCTGTTTCTCCATGCTTATCAGCTCGCGTCGCTGAGGTCTACGACCTAGCTTGCCCATTGTCAACCTCCTTGCCGTTTTCGTAGTGCTTCATGGTTTCGCCGTCAAATATGGTTTCAAGCGTTGTGAATTCTGGTCCACCGGCATAATCAATACCTATGAATACTTGCTTGTTGAACCACTTTTGAAACATGCCGCATATCGCCGCTCCGATTTTTGTTTTGTGTTCATGATGCTTAAAATCACAGCACGACCACGCATTGCCAAGCTTGAGCTTACCCATTGGCGCCCACCTTTCGCAGTATCTCTATGCTATCGCGCGGCTCAAGGATGACGCATTGGTGTCCAGGGAATATTTCGTTCATGGATTTAAGAAGACGCATATGTGCAACATCAGAACAGACATTGCCAAGCCTAAAGCAAATAATGTCGCCTTCTTTCAAACCAAGCACACGAACTGATTCAAAAACAAGATCTTTGCCGTCGTCTGTTATAAGCTTCATCACAGCCCCTCCATTTCGCGCGCCACTTTACATAGTGGATATCCAAGCTGTTCAGCCACAAACATAGAAGCGCTTACCTTGTCCCATGATCCGGTAATATTAAACGCTTCGCGTATTGCCATGTGGTCCCATGTGTGATGCTTTGATATGGCCTTACATATATCAGTAATTTCCCTGTCGTCCATACACCCTCCAGTCAGAAATCATCATCGAACCGCCTATCTATTACCGTATTCTTTTCATCTCCTCCAACCATCCAGATATAAAATGCAAGAATAATCAAAGAATACCTAAACCTTCGCGCTGATATTTTTTTATTTATTGGTATTTCTATTTTGGTTTCTCCACGTATAGGTTTTTCACTTTTATAATATATTGGCGTTTGCAACGCACCTTCAACGCACCACCCCCAGAGACGACCTTTGTAATCCATACACCCTCCATCATAATGCAATCATCGCCAAAATACAACTATACAAGTATATAGCATATACAATATATAGCATCAAAACCTGCGGAGATGGAAAGAGAAC